TCAACGTCAACGGGACGGGCACGGATAAGTTCCTGCGGTACAGCGGGGGCGATGTCCTGTTCGATACGCCGCCGAACTTTACGAGCGGCGCGGCGGGCTATGCGCCCGCGTCTGGCGGTGGGACGACCAACTTCCTGCGGGCTGACGGGACGTGGACGACCCCGACGGCCGGCTCGGTTTCGGCTAACAATGTCACAGCGGGCACGTTCCCCGGTGCGACGTATACGTTCTCGGACTCGCTGACGGTCACGAGGAACCTGACGGTTGATACGAACCTCATCAAAACAGACTCGACGAACAACCGAGTCGGCATCAACCAGACGACGCCGCTGTATGCGCTTGATGTGACGGGCACGGCGCGAGTGACGGGGACGACGACCTTTAACGGGCTGACGTATACGTGGCCCGCCTCGCAGACGGCCAACTACTACCTCCAGACGAACGGATCGGGGACGCTCTCGTGGGCAACCGTCAGCGGGTCGGACCCGTGGACATATCAAAAGCTAACCTCTGATTACACGACGACGAGCGCGACGCTGGCGACGATTAGTGTCGGTGGTGTCTCGCTGGAGTTTACACCAGCGGCGAACACGCACTACGAGTTTGAGGGCGTGTTGATGCTCCGCACCTCGACGGCGACGAACAACCCGCGCACGGGGATTGCGTGGCCGACCGGGATGACGGACGGCGTGGTGTTTATGAATCAGACGGGTGCCGCCGCGACGACGGGCGTTTACACGGCGGGCAACATCGCCGCGACGGTGCAGGTCGCGGTCGGTGGCTTGCCGAATAACACGCAGTCGTGGCCCTGCTTCATTAAGGGCGTGATGACCGCTGGCGCGACGCCGGGGAGCACGTTCCGCGTGCAGATGGCGGCGGAGACGGCGGGTGGGACGATGACCGTCGAGACGGGTAGCTTCCTCAAGTATCGGACCATCTAATGCCGACCTATTCGTGGACCTTCACGTCGTTTGACTGCTACCCGGTGCAGGACGGACACCCGGACGTGGCCTATCAGGTCTGGTACACCTACACCGCGACCGAGGGTGGGGTGTCCGGATCGGTCACGGGCAAGAACGCCATCTCGCCCTACGACGGCTCGCGCCCGTTTGTGGAGTTTGCCGACCTCACCCCCGAAATCGTGGCCGACTGGCTGGAGACGGGGATGGGGCCGGAGGCGCTTGCCCAGTTGCGTCAGCGAGCCGACGCGGCGCTTGAGGCCGCCCAGCACCCCACCTCCGTTACCCTTCCGCCGCCGTGGGCGTAAGTTTCCCTCTCCTTCCTCCATCGAGGTCGTATGCGGCTACATTTGATGTCAATCCCCCACACGGTCACCACGAAGGCGTTTGCGCACTGCGCCTTCACGCAAAAAGTGAGGAAGCTCCCCCGGATGCTCCGGCCTTTGGGCTACGAGGTCGTCCACTACGGGGTCGCGGGATCGGACTCGGGGGCCGATGTCGACGTCGTGCTGATGGAGCAGGACGAACACCAGTCGCTCCTCGGACATCCGTACCACGAGCACGGGGCGGGCTTCTACGGCGACGATGCAAAGGCGGACAGCCCGCTCTACGCGCAGTGGAACCTCTACGCCCGCGACGCGCTCAAGGAGTACGTGCAGCCGGGCGACTGCATCCTGCTTCCCTTCGGTCACGCGCACGCGGCGGCGATCCGTGACCTGCCCGTCCTCAAGGCCGGAGCGTCGGCGATTGAGTCCGGCATCGGCTACTACGACTGCCTCCTGCCGTGGCGCATCTACGAGAGCGAGGCCGTCCGGCACGGCTGTATGGCGAAGGAGGGGCGGCACGGCGTCACGCCGTTATCGCAGCGGTTGGAGTTCGTGGTGCCAAACAGCTACGACGTGGACGAGTGGCCCGAGGGGCCGGGCGGGGATGCCATCGTCTTTCTTGGGCGGCTGACCGAGGGCAAGGGGTTGGGGCGCATCTTCGAGCTCGCCCGGTTGCGGCCCAACATCCCGTTCAAGATTGCCGGACAGGGCGACATCTCGGCGTTCGGCGACGTGCCGAAGAACGTCGAGGTGTTGGGGCCGCTGACGACGGAGCGGGCGGCGTACCTCGGGCGGGCGCGGGCGATTATCGCTCCGTCGCAGTACGTCGAGCCGTTCTGCGGGGTGGTGGTCGAGGCGGCGCTCTGCGGGACGCCCGCGATTACGACGGCGTTCGGGGCGTTCACGGAGACCGTGGCGCAGGACCGCACGGGGTTTCGGTGTCAGACGACGGCGCAGTTCCTCGAGGCTATCGACCGAGTGCGGGAGTTGGATCGCAAGGACGTGCGGGCGCGGGCGCGTCGGTTGTACGGGATGCGCTCGGTCGGCAAGGCATATGACGCGGTCTTTCAGGTCGTCAGAGAGCGCACCGAGGCGGGGGCGTTTCCGGCGGCTGGTTGGAACGTTTGACGGTGTGCATATATATTTGACACGATGGCATAACCTACCGGGAGGTCGTGATGGCGCAGGACAAGTCGAGCGTGATGCTCTTGGTGGCGGGCTTCTTTGGCTCGCTGGTGGCTGTCGGGAAGGCGAACCACGCCAGCTTGCGGGATAACCTGCTGGCGATTTCGGCGGGGACGTCGAGCGCCTACTTCCTGACCCCGGTGGTCTTTGAGGTCACGGGCATCGCGGCCTCGCCGAACGTGCAGTCGGGGATGGCGTTCCTCCTCGGGGTGCTCGGGATGCGGGGCGTCGAGATGCTCATCAACAAAATCTTCCCCGAGCACAAGGACGGCGACAATGATTGACCGCGTGAACGTCCTCGCGAACGCCGTGATGACTATCGGCTCCGGCGCGTTCTACCTGATGCTCTTTAGCCCGGCGGTCAAGGCATTCAACGCCGAGGCGCAGTTTGGGCGCGTGTCGTACTGGGTGGTCCGGGTGGGCCTGTCCTTCTTCGCGGCGGGGAGTCTCCTTGCCACGCTTACGATGCCCGAGGTGTCGTGGTCGCAGTTCATTCGGAACGTCGGCACGGCGATCCTGTTCGCGTGGGCGGCGGGCTATCACGCGAAGAAGTGGGGCGTCCTCACGACTCGGAAGCGGCAGACGGGTAGCATCCCGGTCGTCAAATGAGTTGCACCCATCCGTCCCCGAACCACAACACGCGGGGCGCACAGGCGGTCAAGGTCATCGTGCTCCACGCCGACGCGAGCCCGAACGAGAAGGGGTGCCTCTCGTGGCTCCAGTCGAGCGAGTCGAAGGTGAGCTACCACGCGCTCGTCGGGCGCGACGGGAAGGTCTACACGGTGGTCCCGTATGACCGCCGGGCGTGGCACGCTGGCAAGAGCGAGTGGAACGGCCACAAGGACGTCAACGGCGTCTCGGTGGGCCTGTGCTTCTCGAATAAGAACGACGGCAAGGAGCCGCTGACCGAGGCGCAGCAGAAGGCGATGAAGGCGTTGATCGCGGACGTGCGCCGGAAGTACGGGCAGATCCCGGTGACCACTCACGCTCGCGTCGCGCCGGGGCGGAAGAACGACCCCGAGCACGTCCCCGGATTCGTCCTTGCGGACTACGAGTAGCGTGGGGGTCTGGCTCGCGGCGATCGGGCTGGCCGTCGTGGGCGGCTGGTGGCTTGGGCGGGGCTCGGTCCCCGACTACGCGGCGCGGGTGGATAGCCTGAAGGTGGTCGCCGATTCCCTACGGGGCGTGGCGGGCCGTCAGCGGGCCGCGACCGACACGGTGGTCCTCCGAGTCCGGGAGGCCGGACATCGGGCCGCAGACGCCAACGTCGCGCTCGGAACGGCCCTCGACACGGCCCGTGCCGCGCTCGAGACGGACTCGGTGCCGGTACTTCGGCAGGCGTTGTCGGACATTGTCGCACGGGCCGAAACAATATCAAGCCGAGGTCTTGACATATCAGGCGCACGTTGACACTCTTGTCAAGGCGCACCTTGCCGAGCGTCAAGCTACCGCGCAACAGGTGGACGCGTTACAGGCGGTGGTCGACGAGCAGGCACGGGCGCTGGAGGCGGGGCGCTGCTCGACCTTCTTCGGGCCGTGTCCGACGCGGTGGCAATCGTTCGCCCTCGGGGGTCTGGTGGCCGCTGTCGTCTTGGCGCTATTGTAGGAGATGCCCTGTATGCCAGAGTGTGTGCGCGTGTTCTGCCCGTCGTGCGAGGGCGAGAGCCGCGACCCGACGAACCCCGCCTGCGAGGATTGTATGTGCGGGGGCCATATCGACATCAACCGCAACGCCGACGGGTCGGTCCCGGCTTGTCATCCCGACGGACGGGTGGTCCGTGAGTGGGTCGATCGCCTGCTCCCCGAATGGGTGCTCGCAAAGACCTGACCGCGTGGACCCTCCGCGAGCTTGAGCGGCTCGCGTCCCTCTCCGCGCAGGGGATGGGGGCGGCGGTGGTCGCCGAGACGCTCAACCGGGAGTTCCATCAGGGCGTCCCGATCCGCACCATCTCGGCGGTGCAACTCAAGCGGGGGAAGCATCGCATCAAGGTCGCCGAGCGTCCGAAGGGCGTGACCCCGGTGACGCAACGGGAGCAGTCGGTTGAGCAGTCGGCGGGGACGGACGGGATCGTGGCGCGGGCGAATGGCTCGCGGATCAAGACGGTGGACGACCTGCTCCGGCATATCGACGCGGACCTGACGCGCTACGAGGTCGCGGAGTCACAGGCGACCAAATACGAGGTGGCGACCAAGAGCCCCGAGGGTGAGGTCGAGACGACCGAGCTCCACCGGGTCTACGTCAAGCTCAAGCCGAAGGCGGGGCCGTCGACGCTGGAGCAGGTCGAGGCAGTGCTCGCGGGCGCGTTCGCGTCTCGGCACCCGGTGAGTGCGCCCCGGCCCAAGCCCGTCGCGTCGGATCTCTTGCAAGGCGTGGTGATTGCCGATCCCCACATCGCCAAGCTCGCGTGGGCCGAGGGGACGGGGGCCGATAGCTACGATACGGGCAAGGCCATCGCGGTCATCCGGGACGGGGTGGCGGCGATGCTGGATGCCGGGGACGACCGGAAGGTGGGCCAGCGGCACTTCTGGCTCCTCGGCGACTACTTCCACCACGACGGGCAGGGCGCGACGACGAAGGGGACGGTCTTGGACTACGACACCCGCGTCCAGCAGATGCTCAAGCGCGGGACCGAGGTGCTGTTCGACCTCATCGCGGCGAGCGCCGAGCGGGTGCCGACGAAGGTGGTCCTCGTGCCGGGGAACCACGACCGCACCCTGACGTGGGCGTTGCAGCGCATCTTGGTCTCCGAGTTCCGACACCACAAAGGCGTGACGATTGACGACACGCACACGACGACCAAGTACCTGCGGCACGGGAAGGTCTTGATCGGGCTCGACCACGGCGACAAGGGGAAGAAGCGGTTGGCCGAGGTGATGGCGGCGCAATGCGCGGTCGAGTGGGGCCAGACGATCTACCGGGAGCTCCACACGGGCCACCTGCACGGCAAGGCGGCAATCGAGACGCACGGCGGCGTCACCGTGCGGACACACGCGGCACTCTGTCCGCCGGACCAGTACCACGCGGACGAGAAGTTCTCGGTCAGCCCTCGGATGATTGAGGCGTTCGTGTATCATTCCGGGGGGGCGCTGGTCGGCTCTGATGCGTGGAGTCCCGACCTGCACCGCGCCCCTCGACGGGGGACGATATGAGCGCGGAGTCTGTCAAGCCGGTGGTCTGTCGGACGTGGTCACCGATCCCGTGTCCGGGCCGGAAGATGGCGCGGGACTTGGGCGAGTTCAGCTACGTCTGGGGGCTCGGGTGGGTCTGGTGGCGGAGCCGGGACGTGGTGACGCCGTGGACGGAGTGTCCGTGGTGCGGCCACGAGCTCCCGACGATGGAGGCGCTCGTCCTGCGGGCCTTGCGGCGGGACGATGAGTAGGCCGAGGCGTCGCGTCAACCCATTTACGAATCGGAAGGCCAACGTCTCGGTCCATCGGAACGGGCTGTCGATTGAGATTCAGGACGTCTCGGCGGTGGACTCGGGGCTGGTGGCGAAGGAGTTGCTCGACATCGTGCGGCAACTGGTCGCGGCGGGCTACGAGGAGTTGGTGCAGGACGCTGGGGCGTTGCACGGGGGTGGGTTCGAGACCCCGGACGAGGAGGGCGTCGAGGACTGGGTGATGCCGCCGGAAGCGCGGAACCCCTGCTGGCTTCACCTTGAGTGGTGCATCCAGCCTTCTGACAGGGGAGAACGTCGGGGCCCTTGTGTTTTTGCACGTTGGACTGCGGGCCTACTCTCGGTCTCCCGCAGGTCGGTGAAACGGATCACCGACGCTCAATCCTGACCGTGCTCGCACCACCCGGTCAAACAAATCCACGCTCTGTCAGCCTACAACGTGGTCGGTCGTCTCGGGTCGGATGCGGGGAGCACCACGGGGGCACAGCGGCCCCGCAGGTCACCCGTCGAGGGGGTCTCACCAATACCGGGGTGAGTACCGCAGACGGCCCCACCGCTGGCCTTCCGTTCCGCGTTAGACCGAACCCCCGTTGACGACCGGGAATGGCCCCGGTGTAGGCCAAGCTCTTGACAGACGACAAGCGACAGCCGTAGACTCACCGCACCTTCTCTCATCGGAGACGTAATGACCGACCTGACGTACCTTGAGTTGTTCGCTGGGGCTGGTGGAATGAGCCTCGGTCTAGAGACCGCCGGATGGCGTTGCGTGGCTCACGCCGAAATCGAGCCTCACGCTCGCGCCGTGCTGCGTCAGCATTGGCCCGATGTCCCGCTCTACGGCGACGTCACCGAACTGGACGGGACGCAGTTCAAGGGCGTCACGATGGTGACGGGCGGGTCGCCTTGCCAAGACTTGAGCATCGCGGGCAAACGGGCTGGGATGACCGAAGGGTCCGGTACCCGATCGTCGCTGTTCTTCGAGCAGGTCCGTATCTGGAACGAATCCGAAGCCCCCTACATCCTCTGGGAGAACGTCTATGGAGCCTTCAGCTCGAACGCCGGACGGGATTTCGCCGCCGTCCTATCAGCCCTCGTGGGAGCCGCCGTCCCTGTTCCCTCGGACGGATGGGTCCGTGCAGGTGTGGTTGCGGGACCAGCCGGAGTCGCCGCGTGGCGCACATTGGACGCTCAATACTTCGGGGTGCCACAGCGCCGACGCCGTGTCTTTGTCCTCGGTGTTAGAGCCGGAGGGGTCGATCCCGCCGAAGTATTTGCTCTCGCCGAAAGCCTGTCAGGGCATCTTGCGGCGAGCAGAGAAGCGGGGGAAGGCGCTCCCGCCGCTGCTGGAGGCCGCGTTGAAGGCGCGGGCGGAGCTGTAGCAATACAAATGGCGCACGGCGTGGCGCGGTTAGACATCTTGTGCGGTACTCTCACCGCACAAGATGGAAGCAACCAACCCCGTGGATTGGTGATGACATACGACGCCCGAGGGAATGGCGAGGGAGTTGTCGTCAGCTCCCTAACAGGCGACCACCAGAACCGCGTGACTGACTACACCGCCATCGTCCTCCGCAACCGCGAGGGCAAGCCCGGCGGCGGGAAGGGGCCGCTGTTGTCCGAGGGTAAGTCGCTTACCCTCGGCACGTCGAACGATCAGGTTGTGTTCCCCTCTGTATCGCCGACTGAAACTAGTAAATGGGCAAAGGGAAGCGGAGGGCCAGCGGGTAATGAAGTCGGGAATCTCGTTTGGTGGAATGGTTCGCAGGTTGCCGATGCATTGACAACGACAAGCGATAGACAAATGATGCCGGACAAAAATCGTTTGCAGGCGGCATTGCAAAGCGGCGTCCCTCGTCGCCTGACCCCGATGGAGTGCGAGCGGTTGATGGGCTGGCCTGACCAGCACACCGCCCACGGCATCAACGAGAAGGGCAAGGCCTACGCCCTCGCGGACACGGCCCGCTACAAGCTCTGCGGGAACGGCATTGCTAGCCCGGTGACGGCGTGGATTGGGTTCCAGTTGGCGCGGCTCTTGACAGACGACAAGTAGGCCCGTAATATCCTCGCACGTTGCTGGTTCACTCTCCCATCGGAGGTAGCTATGACGGATGCCAAGCTGGTGCAGGTGCTATACGATCCCCGGTACGGGATGCAGGCGTTCTTCGACAACGGCGACGTCGCCCAGATGATCAACGGCGACTGGCTCTGGGCCGGAAACATCGTCACGGACGCCGACTACCACGCGCAAGCCCCGGACGGCAAGGGCACCTACCGCAACATCCCGGTGTCGCGATGAGCGAGCCCATCTCGTTCGAGACCTACGCCACGATGAAGGACGCCGAGCTCGCGTCCGTGCAGGCGAACATCGCGGCGTTCCGGCGCACCATCGACTACCTCACCGCCGGGACGTGGGACGACCTACCGACGGGCCTGACGCCGGAGCAGACGCATCGGCTCCAGCGGGCCGCGTTCGCGGCGATGAACGCGGACTTTGACTTCGCGGCGGCGAGCCGCGCCTTCCAAGCCGCCCGCGACCGACTGGTCCGGGACGAGCACTCGTCACTCTAAACCCAACGCACGAAGGAGAGGCAGATGGCTATCATCAAGCTGGCGAACGCAGGCGACGCGGCGACGTGGAAAATCACGGACTGCGAGACGGTTGCCGGGAAGTTCGGGTCGCAGGTCAAGTTCACCGCCGAGAACGGCGACGTCCTGTTCATCAGCGCCGAGACCGCCGAGCGGCAACTCAACCGCTGCGGGCTGACCACCGAGACCGCGATCGGCGAGACGCTGACCTTCTCGCGGCAGGCCAACACCAAGACGCCGGGGGCCGCGCCGTACTGGAGCATCGAGGTCGCCGGGCCGCAGGCCGCGCCGTCGAAGCGCCTCGCACCGCCCGCCCCGGTACCGACCGAGGTGGTCGGGGGGCTCGACGCCCGGATGAGCATCGCGAACGCCTACCTCGCGCTCTACCAGCACGTGCGTCGGGCGCTCCCGCAGGAAGCTGCCGAGGCGGTGCAGGCCGCGACGGCGACCATCTGGATATCGTGGGACAAGCGCGGCCTCCAGCCGGACGGACGGGACGCCAAGCCGACCATCGAGACTGGTCCGGCGATTCCGACCACCCCGCCCTCGAGCGGGAAACGCCTCGCGCCTCCGCAGGCGCACGACTTCAGCAAGGTGCCGCCGCCGCGTGACGACGACGCGCCCGCGTGGGACGATCTCCCCTTCTGACGTCCGATGCGTTGCGCTCTGGAGAAGTGCCGGATGGTGCTAGTCGAGCGCATCGACCGACTGGGGCGGGTGGTCTACACCTGTCCCGGTTGCACCCGGCGGAAGGCGGGCGTCTGTGCGCGATGCCAGAAGCCGGTCTACGGGAAGGTCGGGGTCGCGAAGTATTGCGAGTGGCACAAGGTCATCGCGCACCGCGAGGATCACCTGCGCTACCGCCTCCGCAACCTTGAGCGGTACAACAAGAGCGCGGCGACTCGGCAAGCCCGGAAGCGGGCCGAGGAACGGCAGGGTCGCCCCGCGCTTGACCAGAAGGCCGTCGGACGGATTCGCGGGTTGGCGCGAGCCGCTGCGTTGACGCCGGAACGACGGAGCGAGATCGCGAAGAAGGCCGCGACGACCCGCTGGCGGAAGCATCGCCAGCGCGAGATGCTACGCCGGATGCAACAGACCACCACTCCCATCGGAGGCCCCAATGCTTGACCTCGAGACCCGCATCGGGATCGCCCCGCTCGACCACCTGCTCGCCGAACGCGAGCGACTGGTCCGCGAGGCCGCGTCCCTCTACGCCCTGTACGGCCCGTTCGGGACCGCCGAGCACCGCCGGAAGGTCGCCCTCGCGCTCGCCGAGTTGCAGGTTCGCGCCGAAGCGACCGAGAAGATGACCGAGGGGAAGGTCGACGCGATGGCTCGGACGCACCCGACCTACCTCGCCTTCCTCGACGGGATGGAGGCGGGCCGCGCCGAGTGGCTCGTGACCGAGACCCGCATCCAGTCCATCACGGATCGTATCAGCCGTGGCAACGCCTTGACGCGGTACGCCGCGACGGAGCCCAAGTGATGCGCGACTATCACGGGCCGAGCGCCGAAGCGGGGCTGACGGCGCAAGAGTACCGCGAGACGATGGAGGAGTACTACGCGGAACTGGATGAACGGATGGACTACGCTGACACCCCTGACGAGGAGGAGGACACCGATGACGAATGACACGACCCCCGCGATCGATTGGCCGCGAG